TTAACTTTAACTTAATGGAGAAACCCGTGGGCAACCGCTCATTTTATGACGACGATCTTTATGTAAAGACTTCTAGGGCAAATCGTTCTAAGAAAAAACATTACTCAAATTCGAATGATGATTATGGCTCGGATACATACAATCCAAAACAGCCAACATACAAACGAAAAGAAAAATATAACAACTGGAAACATCAAACTCAAGATGACACTTGGGAAGATGATCAATAAACATGTTTACATACTCAGAATTTAGTTACTTATTTGAATCTTTTGACGAAAAGTTGGATCCTATAAAACGAGATTATGAACTTGAACAGATGGCAAAGTTTTCTGTTCCTGAAGAAAGTCAAGATTCAGTAAAAGTATTCTATACAGATTCTATGGATAACAATGGATTACGAGTAATAAAATTTTCTAATCCTAGAAATGAAATAGAATATCATATTCATAAAGCAGATCATTTATATGATGGTAAGCCTGCTCCATCAGAGTCTAATAAATCAGCATTAAGTGCAATGAAGCTGGTATATCATGATTCTAAAAAAGAAATAGACAATAATCGTAAAATCTTTTTGCAATCGCTTGAAGGAGCAGAATTGCATGATAAGTTTAAATCGATTGCAAATCGATTAGCTGCCAAGCATGGCAAAACTGTAAAAGATCTTGGAATAATGCCAATCACAACTGCTCCATTTTTACATGGACCAGCATTAATTATTGAACATGCTACATCTTGATGAACTTAAAAATAACTGGGCAATTGATTCAATCATAGATTCTAATAGACTTGACGAAGCTAGTATCCGAACAGCAAATCTACATCAAAAATATCTTGATGTTTTGACAGACTATAAACTTAAAATCTTCAAAACAGATAAAGAATATCTTTCAATGAAAGGTATTCGTTCGCGATACTATCTTGGTCAATTAACTAAAGAAGAACTGAATCAACATAATTGGCAACAATATCAATATAAAACTCCACTTAAAAGTGAACTAGAGCGTCTTTTAGAAACTGATGATATTCTTCTCAATATACTTGATAGACAATCATATCTAAAAATATGTTTTGAATATTGTGAAGAGATCCTAAAAGCATTGAGAGATAGAAATTGGCAGATTAAAACTGCCGTTGAATGGAAAAAATTTGAAGCAGGAGCATAACACTATGAACACATTGATGACTATTAAAGAATGCATGCAACTACAATCATCATTTAATGAGATTGTTAATCCAAGCTGGAAAAAAGCATCATACGCATGGCGACGAGCTATGTGGGTCGAAAGCGCAGAACTTGTCGATCATCTAGGATATAAATGGTGGAAAGATGTAAACAAAGAATGGGACAAGAAACAAGTTCTTCTTGAACTTGTAGATATTTTCCATTTTCTGATTTCAGAAGCTATCATAAACAATAAAACACCAGAAAATATTCTAAGTTCTTTTGAGTGGGCTAAGCGACATACTTATGCACCAACAAAAGAAAAGAAGATTAAACAAGTCGAAGAATTTGTGATGCTTTGTCTTGAGTCTAATCAGAGTATTCTTTCTTCATACTTTCAAGTGGTATTTGCTCTTGAATTTGATATTTCAGATGTATTGAAGTATTATATTGGCAAAAATGCACTTAATAAACTTCGTCAAGATAATGGATATAAAACTGGCGAATATAAAAAAGAATGGAACATTAATGGAGAATTGTTGGAGGATAACAAAGTTCTAGAAAAAATCATTGAAACTTCTACAAATATTACATTTGCATCGATTTATGATCAGCTTGACAGCCAGTATTCTGCGATGTTAAAATGAGATTAACTTTACCATGAAAGGAAATTCCTGTGAAACTTAGTAAACAAACAATTACTATTCTGCGAAACTTTAGTAGCATTAATACAAATCTACTCATTACACCTGGCAATAAGCTAATGACTGTAGCTGCAAATAAAACAGCATTTGCATCTGCTGAGATTGAAGAAACATTTGATGTTCAATTTGGAGTCTATGATCTATCTGAACTACTAGGTGTTCTTAGTATCTTCAATGATCCTGATCTAGAATTCAATGAACGAGTTCTAACAATCAGCGAAGGCAAGAATCGTATTCGATATATGCCAGCAGATCCAGAAGTTCTTATCTATCCAAAGAAAGAACCAAAGTTTTCAGAATCTCCTGAAGCAAAATTTCATCTCAGTTCACAGAATCTAGGTCAGATTATCAAATCTGCAAGCGTTCTAAAAGTTCCTATTGTTACGATCAAGGGTGATGGTAGTCGTGTAACTGTACTTGTACATGATAAGACTAATCCAAATAGCAATCAATTCGTAATCGATGTAGATTCGACTTGTAATCATGTGTTTGATATGCATGTCAAGGTAGATTCTCTTAAGATGTTATCAGAGAACTATGAAGTGTTTGTTAGCTTCAATAAGATCTTGAAATTCGTTGGAGATAAGAAATCTTATCTAGTAACATGCGAAACTGACAGCAGCAACGAGTAACAACAATGCGGGGAAATTTCCCCGCTAAACTTTTATATAATATGCTAAAACAAAGTGACTCTTTTCTATTCGTAGAAAAATACAGACCAACTACACTCGAAAAGTGTATTTTGCCAAAGTCTGTCAAAACAGAAATCTCTGCATATCTAAAAAGCGGAGAAATTTCTAATATGATCTTTAGTGGATCTGCTGGCGTTGGTAAAACAAGCGTTGCAAAAGCAATATGCAATGAACTTGATGCCGATATGCTATACATCAATATGTCAAATGAGACTGGAATTGATGTTGTTAGAAATCAAATCGTTCAGTTCGCATCAACCGCATCATTTGATAACAGTCTTAAAATTGTTATTGGCGATGAAGCTGAACGATTAAGTTCAAATGCACAAGACTCGCTAAAAGCAACTATTGAAGCATTTCATAAAACTACTCGATTCATCTTCACAACTAACAATGTCAACAAGTTAATTGAGCCTCTTCGCTCTCGGTGCAATCAGTTTGAGTTTAAGATTGCAGATGTCGAGAAAAAAGATCTAATGGCACAAATGATTCGGCGATGCATTGAGATTTTGAAATCTGAATCGATTGAGTTTGATCCTAAAGCAATTGTTTCTCTCGTTCAAAAGTATTTTCCAGATTTTCGAAAAACTCTAAATGAATTACAGAGATATTCTACATATGGAAAAATTGACGCTGGAATTCTTGTAGAAGAATCTACAGATTTCGATCATCTTGTAGATTCAATGAAGACAAAAAAGTTTGCTGATGTTAGAAAGTGGATTGCTAGAAATAGCGATATTGATCCATCTGTATTGTTTAGATATTTCTTTGATAATCTAAGTGTGCTTTTCGAAGGTAAAAGTATTCCTAACATTATTCTTATCTTGGCACAGTATCAAAACTATGCATCTAATGTCGTTGATCAAGAAATCAATAATATTGCATGTATGGTGGAAATTATGGGAATTGCAGAATGGAAGTAAAGGATTTCACAAGTTCTATGTTCGTTCCTCTCATGCTAACGCGAGAGATGTTTGATGAACCGCAAACAGTTGCAATCAATACTGCATCTATTCTAAACTCATCTCTTTGGATAGAAGATATGAGTGGAATTTGTTTCATGTCTGATTTGATCAAGATTGAAATTGCATTTGATACAAACATCAATGATCGTAAAACATTTGATGAATCCAAAGAAGAAATTTTTGGAATCGTAGCAAGTAAGCCAAAATTCATTGATGATAATATGCATAATTATATTACCGATGCACAAAACAACACAATGATTCGAAGCATTTTAAATTGCTATAGTTCTGAGATTATTTCATTACCAAAAAATATGAAAATATATGATGATTTACTTGACCGCGCATGGTCATATAGAATTGTCACAGATAAAAGAATTTATCCTTGCGTAGTGGATGGCAATCTCATGTTTGAATGTGTCTAGGCCTTAACCAAAACGGCTCAGGAGCTATTATTTTTATATATGTATAGGTGAGCAGCATGAACGTTTTTGATTTCGTTAAATCTATTACCGAGACTAAAGAAGACATATTTGAGAATAATGAGAATCAATATAATAAGTTTATTATTAATAAGTCATTATCATTCAACTTAGATTGTCTTTTCATTGTGCATGAATTATGCAAATATAAATCTGATATTAATGATAAAGTTCATTATGAGTATTTGCTAAATAGTATTGAAAAGAAGAAGAGGTGGGGTAAATGGGTCAAGAAAGATTCTTTGCCCGAGGATGTAGAACTTATTAAGGAAGCCTATGGTTACAGCGATGAGAAAGCACTTTCTGTTCTGCCTCTATTCAATGACAAAACTTTATTAACACTAAAAGAACTATTAGATAAAGGTGGACGAAAATGATGGATGATGAAATTCTTTATGAGTGGTCACAAGAAAAAATGATAGAGATCACTCTAAGCGAACCAGATGATTTTCTTAAGATAAAAGAAACATTGACGCGAATCGGCATAGCTAGTAAAAAACAGAAAATTCTATATCAATCAGCACATATTCTTCATAAACGCGGTAAGTATTATATTATCTCATTTAAAGAAGCATTTTTACTTGATGGCAAGCAAAGTGACTTAACACTAGATGACGTTGCTAGACGTAATAGAATTATTTCTTTACTAGAAGATTGGAATCTTTGCAAAGTTGTTAATCCACAATCAATTGCAAATCAAGCATCGATGAGTTCCATCAAAGTTGTTCCATACAAAGATAAAAAAGACTGGACTTTAATTCAAAAATATCAATTGGGCAAAAAAGCACAATAAGTATTTTTGAACAGAATGCGTGCCTAACCGGGCGCATGGTAAGACAACCGCCTTAAGTGTTGTCAAATTACTTGCTTAAAAGGAGTAAACACAATGAGTAAGCTATTACCATCATTACTTGATTCTCGCCAATTTTTAATTGGTTTTGATCCACTATTTCGTGAATTAGATAGACAGTTGAATAATACTCAAACAAAATATCCACCACACGATATCATTAAAACATCTGAACACAAGTATCAGATTGTTTTAGCGATTGCTGGATTCAAAAGATCAGACGTAGAGATTTCTCTTGATGGCAGTTCTCTAGTTATCACGGGATCTAAGAAACGCCTGGATGATGAAAAGCTAGACTACATTTATAATGGTATCAGTCATCGAGCATTTAGACGCGAATTCACATTGCGAGACAATGTTGTAGTTCGTTCAGCTAAAGTAGATGATGGATTATTGACAATTGAATTGGAAGAGGTTATTCCTGAAGAGAAGAAACCTAGACTAATTCAAATTCAATAAACCAGAGGGACTCGCTAGAGTCCCTTTTAGTTTGACATGTGATAAAAAATAAACTATAATATTACGATGACTAAATTCTATACAAATATCGAACTTCGAGGTAATTCCATTCTATATCGAGGATATGAAAATGGAATGCCAATTCAACAAAAGATTCCATATCGACCACATCTATTCGTTAAAGCAATAGACGATCAATCACAATTCAAAGTATTCAAAACTAATAAACCAGTCAAGAAAAAAATCTTTGATAGCGTCAATGAGATGCGCGAATTCGTCGAACAGTTTAAAGATGTTCCAAACTTTGATCTATATGGATGTACTAACATTGTTCGACAGTTCACAGGCAATGAATTTCGAAAAGAAATCGAATGGGACTTTAAACAAGTTCAACTGTGGTTCTTTGACATTGAAACCAGAGCAGAAAACGGATTTCCAAAGCCAGAGATAGCCGATCAAGAAATATTATTGATTACTATGATTAACTACCATAGTAAGGATGTTCGCATTTGGTCAACCCGTTCTGTAGATAGATCAAATAGCATTTTTGATCTACATAAAGATGGATATACTTTGAATTTTCAGACATTTGAAGATGAGAAGAAACTTCTAAAAGATTTTATTCTATTTTTTGCATCAACTCGCATCGATATTATCAGTGGCTGGAACTCAGAACTATTCGATATTCCATATATTGTTAATCGAATCAAAAAAGTTCTTGGCGAAGAAATTGTCAAGATGCTATCTCCATGGAAAGTTGTTAAAGATCGTCAAGTTAGATTTGATAACGGCGATATGAAACAAACATACGATATTCTTGGTATTACTCATCTTGATTATCTTGAGCTATACAAAAAGTTTAATCCTGGATCTCAAGAGTCATTCAAATTAGATTTCATTGCGTTCAAAGAACTTGGTGAAGGCAAAGTTGATCTTCCAGGAGAAAGTTTCGTCGATTCGTATACAAATCACTGGGAAATATTTGTAGAGTATAACGCAATTGATGTTATTCTTCTTTGTAAGCTAGAAAAGAAGATGCTGCTAATCATGCTTGCAATGCAACTCGCATTCATTGCAAAGTGTCAATATTCAGATGTGCTATCGGCTATGCGACTATGGGAAAGCATTATCTATAACTACTTCTTAGACGAAAACATTGTAGAGACTCTTGAGAAAGAGAAGACAGAAAAACATAGTATCATTGGTGCATATGTACATGATCCTATTCCAGGTAAGTATGGATGGACGGTTAGCATTGACGCTACGGCATTATACCCTTCCATCATGATGCAAAACAACATTTCGCCAGAAACAATTGTTGATTATGACGATACTGTGTCAATTGATAGATGCTTAAAAGAGAATATCGATATCAAACATCCTAACACTATTCTTTCAGCAAATGGACTTGTTACTACAAAAGATAAAGAAGGATTTATTCCAATCTTAGTTAAACGAATGTTCGATCTCAGAAAGAGAACAAAAGAACAGATGCTTGAATTGAAGAGAAACAATGCACCTGAAGAGCAATATGCCGCGCTTGATGTAGCACAAAAAGCGTTTAAGATTGCCGCTAATTCATTCTATGGTGTAACTGGACTACAGCATTTTCGTTATTATGATTATCGACTAGCAGAAGCTGTAACATCCACTGGACAGATTTTTATCAAAAAAGCAAAGCAAATCCTTGATGCTTTTCTATATAAAATTGCAAACAAACATGATCTTAGTACCTATCTTGATACCGATTCCATTTATTTTTCTGCCGATGAAATCGTAAAAAAGCATTGCTCTGATATGACACATCAGCAAATCGTAAATTTCTTGGAGAAGTTTGTTATTGATGTTGTTCAACCACATCTAAACAAAAAATTGCTAGAGTTCTCTAACTCTTTTGGAATAGATGATTGCAAGATATTTTTCAAGCTAGAATGCATTGGTCCAAATATCATCTTTGTTGCAAAAAAACGATATGCGTTTGATATCTTATACTCCGAGGGTGTACGATACGATAAACCAAAAATGAAAGTAATGGGCATTGAAATTGTTAGATCATCTACTCCATCAATTGTTAAAGATTATCTAAAAGAGTCTTTGGCACTATGTCTACGATCAGATGAAACTACATTGCAGAAAAAGGTAAAAGAAATTAGAACATCTTTTATGAATCATACATATAAAGACATATCTTTCCCGCGTGGAGTAAATGGATTATCAACATATCACGATTCGGCATCAATTTACAAAGAGAGATGTCCTATTCATGTACGAGGTGCATTACTTTATAATCATCACTTAAAGAAGAAAAATCTACATACAAAGTATCCTCTTATAGCAGAAGGCGATAAAATCAAGTTTGTTGCTCTGAAGATGCCTAATCCTATTCATGAGAATGTTATAGCATTTTCAAATAATATTCCGCACGAATTAAATTTAGAATCATTTGTTGATTATACTGTTCAATTTGAGAAAGCATTTTTGGCACCTCTCGAAGGAATATTAAAAGCAATTAATTGGT